CTCTTCATATGTTCCCTGTAAAGATTCATTGAATGATTTTAGTTTCTCATGCTCAACATTTCTGTTTTCAAGTTGTTCGGTAATTGTTTGAATTTCCGATTCCAGATCTCGGCATTGTCGTTGTAGACCAGAAACGATAGCATTGTTTTGAGAAATTTCATTAGTTAGGGAAACAACCTCCTGTGTGAGCTCGGTAAAGCGAGACTCTCTTGACTCCTCTTCTTGTATTTTAGAATCTAAATCGCACAGACCTTCGTGCAGCTTTTCTATTGAAGCATTGAGTGTCGCTATTCTATCTAGGCGAAACTTCTGTTCAATTGACTGTGTGCAGGTAGGGCAAACCTCATTCTCAAAGAAGAACATTGCTTCTTCATTATGAGATTCCTTTTTCTGCTGAATCTGTGCTTTCAGTTGAGCATACTTGAAGAGTGTTTTGCCAGCTCCTTCAAATTCCTTTATGCTTGAATTTACATCCTCAACTTTCTTAGACAGTTCATCATTAGACTTCAAAATAGAAGTTGCTTCACTTGCAAAGGTTTTGATTTTTTGTTTCCGAGATAAAATATCATCCTTCCCTTTCTGTTCGATAGAATCAATAAACTCCTGCTGCATCTTGATCTTATCCTTCAAGGAATCTTTTTTGAGATCAAGAACATTGACATCATCCTTCAATAGACGAATCTTATCCTTGATAAGATGATTCATAGAGGAGAAGATTTTGATATCCAAAAGATCTTCAATAACTTCTCTACGATGTGCGAGAGGAAGTTGCATGAATGGCACAAAAGTGCTACTACCCAAAATAACAATCTGAGTAAAAGACTTGAAATTAAGTTTCAGAATATTCTGTTCCAGTTGCTTCTGTTGATCGTTAGCAGATGCATCTTGATCCATCATCTTACCGTCGATCCAAATCTCAAACTTAGTTGGTTTGAGACCACGGATAATTTTATATTCTCTTCCCTTGATATCAAACTCAACCTCAACAACACAATCCTTCTCATTGACAGAATTGATGAGTTGTGGTTTGTTGATTTTACGAAACGGTTTATTGAAAAGAGAAAATGTAAGAGCATCCAGAATGGTAGACTTTCCAGAACCATTCGTCCCAATGATAATTGTATTTTCAAATTCGTTTAGTTTTACTTCTGTCCACTGATTACCAGTAGACAGAAAATTTTTCCAACGAATATTCTTAAAGGTGATCATAAAAGGGAGTTTTTGGTGGAACTACAATATCATTGGGAGTAATGAGAGCATATCTTGTTGATGAGTACTCACATGCTTTGACCATGATTTCATCATCAACTTCGATGACATGCATTGTTGGATAGTCTTCATCCTCCAACATCATAGCATATCTTAGGGCATCGTCTTCTTCTTGAAACAAATAAAGAACTTGCTCACCATAATCATTGACGACAGAATAAGCGCCTTCTTCTTCTTTGCCTTCTATGGTGAGAACGAACATACTAGATTACCTCACACGCTTCTTGGTAGATATTTTTCATAATATCTTTTACAGCATTCTTATCTATGTCTGTTTCAGATTCATCTAGATATCTACTCAAGATTGTGAGGGTATCCTCAGATTGCTCTACTTCAAAATCTTCATTTTCGTTGATTGCAAAGTTTTCTACAATTTTGATATCTGCGACACCAGAACTAATGATTTTATCAATATACTTTTCAAAGTTCTTTGGATCTGTCTTTTTACGTACAATAACTTTTATGATTTTATTTTCATACTCAGAAACATTGAAGGTTTGATATGGAGTATCTTCATAATACAACCGATAAAACATCCTGAAAGGATTATTGATCGGTGTAGTTTCTAGAGTTTCTGTATCAAATATGTGAAATCCTCTGGTTTCTTCTAGATCGCTCCAGTAAATTTCATATGGATTTCCCAGATAGTGAATATTATCTTCGCTGCTTCTATGATGATAGTGACCTGAGAATACTTTTTCAAACTTCTTGTATGGAGAACGATCTGCACCATGCTCCATCAAATGAACTCTGTTTGCATAGAATCCTGTCAACTCCAAATGTCCCATCACAACTGGACACTTTGTATTCTTTAGAGTTTTATATGTCAACTCCTCATTCTCTTGATTGATCCATGGAACAAATAAGACATTCAATGAATCAAATTTTACTTCAGTTGGTTTAGAATATACAGTCACATTCTGATATTCTCTTAGCAGAAGATCAACTGCATTTACCTCATTAGTATTTTTATAATATGCGGTATGATTACCAACAACAGTATGAACTGCAATGCCCATACTTTGGAGTCGATCATAGTAATTGTTCTTTGCCCAAGCAAGAGCAGAAAAATCAATACCCTTGCGACTATCAAAGGTATCACCCATATCAATGACTGTGGTGATACCTTCCTTTTTTAGGGTAGGAAAGAATACTTCATTATAAAACTTCAGAAAGAAGTCATGAAATAGTTTAGAATTTTTACGAGCACCAAAGTGTTGGTCTGTAATGATGGCAATTTTCACGAACGAAGTTTGATCTGTACGTTATCCTTGATAGAATTATAGTCGGAATAGTTGCTTCCGTCAAGTGTGTTATTATCTACAAACACTTCATCATATCCAGATCGTTCAAGAATCTTGTTCTTGATTTCCATTTGCTTCTTTTCTCTTTGAATCCTTCTCAGAAAAGCGTAGTGAATAATCTGAGTAAAGTATGCAAATGGATTTTGCGATTTCTCTGGATTGAAATTATTAATGTACTGAACACAGTTTTCAATTCCATCACAAACCATATCATCCTTGAACATGTAGTTGACGAAGTTTGGTTTGTATGATAGGTGAGTGGCAATCTTTAGAAAACATTCTCCAATATAATTGGGAATACGTGGTTTAGGAAGACCTTGTTCTTGTGCTTCTACAATTTGTTTCTTATATTCAATAATAGCCGCAAGAAACTCTTTGTTGTTTACGTAGTGCTCCGATCTCTTACGGGTCTTTGGCATATTAGTGATTAGCATACATTGTTTCTAAACCATAACGTACCAATATTATAGCACAGATTCAGGGCTTGACAACTATCCAAAATATGTGTAGACTACCTTTGTCCGGGTTGAAGAGATACTTATATCTTATAGAGTTTCTCTAGTATCTCTTTAGCTTCAATCACACTAGATATATATCCCATCTTTCTATTTAAGGTTTCTTTAGTAGAAGATTCCTTTTCGGAAGAGGATTCTCTTACATACTGATGATACACAGAGATAATCTCTACGTTATTATTCTCTGTAATTGTAATGACTTTATTCATATCAATAATAAACATATCATCATCTGTGGTTTTCAACCATGATTCAACCTTCCATCCAACGGTTCCATACTTCTTCATTTTGATTTCTTCTACCACGATTGGATTTGATAGAAGGAGAAGAGTTCTGTTCTCTTCTTCACACACAGATACTTTGGAGAATATCTCTTCTCCAGTTACTAACTTGATTGTTGCGTAAAAATCGTCTTCCATAACTATTTTAGATTGACCGTGATGATTTCATAATTGAAGTTCTCCTCATTGTAGATTTTGATACGTTCAATTAGATGGTTTAGTGTATAATTCTTTTTTGAATTATGTGTACAGTCATCAGCAATATCAAAAAGAATTGCCTTTGTTTTATTGTTTCCCTTCCTCAATACTCTTCCAATCGATTGGAGATTACGGACTCTAGACTTTGAAGGTGAAGCAAAAATAACGTTATGTAGATTTTTGATGTTAATTCCTGTAGAAAAAGTTCCATAGGATGCAACAATAATTGCATTATCTTCTGTCTCAGTAATTCTTCTAACTTCTTCACGTTCCTGAGCATCCACTCCACCATGTACGAAGAAAATCTTTCGACTTTCACTCGTCTTTTTGTTATTTATTTCCTTGTAAAGGATCTCACCATGAGTTTCGACTCTGCTGTATAATACGAGTGTGTTTCCTTTCAGATCAAGTGCAAGATTTGTTATGAACTTATTCCTTTGATCATGACTGATTAGATACTGAATCTCATCTTCATACGATTCAAACTTCTTCGGAGAATGCTTTAGTACAATACAATTGATATCAAGTTTCGATAAGAAACCTTTCTCCATCAATTCTTCTGTACGAATGATCTTATAAGAAGGTCCAAACAAACCTTCCAACACCCACTTGTGTGTTTGAGTTCCGTCAAGTGTTCCAGTAAATCCAAACCTATACTTTGCAGTATGAAGTTTGGTCATGATTTGAATCAATGACTTTGACTTGAAAAGATGTGCTTCATCACCAATTACAACATCATACTTTTCAAACCACTTCCTCTCTAATTTATAGATAGATTGCCAGGTGGTAATCGTAATTGGACGATCATCCACTTTCTCACGTCCAGAATAAATCTTGTGACAGTATGACTCAGCATCCCAACCATAATCCTCAAAGTCTTTATACATCTGTTCTACAAGACTGGTCGTTGGAACAACTAGAAGTATTTGTAAGTTCCTTTCTGCGTAGTACCTTACGATTGAATAAATCATCAACGATTTGCCTGAAGCAGTTGGAGATATCAATAGTCTTCTATTATGCCGTAAAGCATCGTATACTCCCTCTACTTGATACTCCCTAGGGGAGTGAGAGCAAATAGATTTCATGTAATCAAGAACTCCTTCCTTTGAGATGTGTTCGTTTACCTCAAATGGAGTTCCAAAAAATTTGTTGTCTACAAACTTATATTCATATCCGTAGCGTTTGCAAAATGATATAAGTTTGTCTAAAAGACCTACGTAAATTTCGCCAGTTGCTGTAGAGAATAGGCGAATCTTTCCGTCCCAATATTTGTTGCGATATTGTGGCATGAACTTTGCGCCAGGAACCTCAAATGTGAACTCGTCAGATAGTTCTTGATACACATGAGGTTCTGCATTCACTTTCAAAAATACTTCATTCTTCTTTTCAATACTAATCATAAGTTATCCATCCAGTTATGATATACTTCAAACCTTTATTTGGTTCAGAACGATGAACATGAGTCCACCCAGCTGGAAATATCACACACCTACCTTGTTTTGAAGAAACGGTTGGATAATGAATGAATTGAGTTCCAGATTTTGCATTATTTAAATATATCGTCCAGACTCCAATTCTATTTGATGTCTCTTTACCACCTGCTTCAGTATGCCAAGACTTATATCCATCACTTTCAGTAATATATTTTTGTATTGAATATGAATTGCATAGACTCCAAGGGCGTATATAGTTGGATAATGACTTATATTTTAAATTATAATTATCAATGCAACGAAACAATGCCTCCTTTACAAGGATTGATATTGCATCATTGTTGGAAAAAAAAGTATCCTTAAAAGTCCAGCACGATTTTTCATTACTAGAAAATTTTATAATGTCTTGAGATTTATCTATAAAATTTATTATTTTTTCACATTTCTCACTCGAAAGAGCATTGTCATATATCTCAATAAATGAATTACCCATAACCTGCTATGAATTTTTGCCACTCGATGGCATTCTTAATTTGATAAGTGCGATTGCTTATCTGTTTTAGAATGCTCTCAATATAATTTAGCATCGTTTCATAGTAGTCAATTTTGAGGTTGATGTTCATCAAAGAATCATCAGCATCCATGTATTTTGTAAGAGTATCTTTATCTCTTATCTTCTTTGGAAATGGATTTTCAACATACACTTCTGGATCTGCTTTTCCAGAATAGTATTCATATCTTTCGTGTCGAATATTTTTTCTCTGTTGTTCTGCTTTCTTACGAAGCAATAAAACACTATTGAAAAGTTCGTGATACTTTGCGTGAAGTGCTGGTATTTTTAGTGATTCTTCGTGTAGATTATCTTGGTCAATCTGTGAGTCTTTCTCCCACATACTTTGTATAGTATCAAGATTCATAAAGGATTCCCAGCCAAGTCAGTGATGGTATATAAAGTATACTTGAAAGTTACGTCTGCTGTAAAGTACTCTACATCAGTTTCTGTTGCATCAAACTGTAGAGTTGATAGTGAAACTGGAAACATTCCATAAAATTTCACCAAGAATTGAGGATTCATTGTGCTGTTTAGAACCTCAAGAGTTGCATCAGAATATAAAACTTCTTCTCCTGCAAATTGCTTATTGTATAATTCATTTGACTTTGCATACTCTGAGTATATCTCCCTCAAACTTTCTGGAAATCCTAAACCTCTCATCCAATTTTGTATTTGCATATAATTGGTGAGATTTTCATCAACCAGAAATCTCAAAGTATAATCTTGAAATTGTAGTTGATCTCCAGGTCTAGGAATTTCTTTGAGATAAGATGGTTGAATTGCAACTCCCAGATCAATACCTGGTATTTGTGCAGTGTTTGAAAAGAAACTCACCTTTGGGCAACGTTGCAAAGTGAAATTAAACCCAGTTGGTGCTAGGTAATTTCTATTTGAAATTTGCTTATCATTAATTGAACGTGCCATTAGTCTCGTTGTCTCCAATCATCTGTTTTATCTTGACGAAACCAATCTACAATTTCGTCTGCAGATTGAAATCCCGTTTTATGATTGGATGGATCGGGATCTCCTAGGTCCATCCTATTCATAAAATCATCAAGACTTCCTTCCTGCATGTTAGGATTCTGTGCTTGTCTCCTCGCTTTTCTGAGCATTTCGCCAGCAGACAAATTTGCCTTAGCAAGTTTTTCTGCCCAAATCATGTCTTCTAGTTTTACTTCTTCTCCGTTTACAATTCGCTGACAAATAAACTCTAGTCTGAGGCGATATTGTGTTGAAAGCATATAAAAGAATAAGTTCATATCTTGGTATTTATCTGTGCCATGCTTCAGGTTCTGTCGCATGTATCCAATCTTTCAAATTACTTACGTATTTTCTTAATATATCTGCTTGTTCCTGATGAAATTTATCTCCAGTAGATAAGTGGAGTTTGGTATGCAAATCTACTCCGTCTAGACACTTCTTTATGATTGGGTTCCATGGTTCCCTAAAAGAAGTATTCCATTCCCTTGCCATATATTTGAATATGGGAACAATATATTTAGAAAAAAAGAGGGTCCTTTCGGACCCTCTGATGCACTTCCTTCACACTAGTGAATTATAGCACAGATCACATCAGGTTAGTAACCTTGACTCTTCTGTAGTAACGGTTCAGGGAAGGAGCAAGGCGTCCTAGACCCTGATCAGTACCTTCAGCGAATGGGTTAGCAACTAGACCATAACGGGTCTTGAAGCCAATCTTAGGCTGGAAGTTGTTCTCACCAACGGCACGAACCATTTGGAGAGGAACATATGGGCAGTAGAAGATACCAGCGTCATAAGGTGAAGAACCCTTATAACCTACAACGTAGTACTGGTTAGCAGCAACGTTAGCAGCATATGGGTCAATGTAGACGCGATACTTACCATTGATAGTACCAGCAAAGGTGTTGCCAGTGTCAT